TTGTAACACTGTTGTACATATATCACGCATTTTGGCAACACTGTTGCAATATTGTCACAACCTGGTTAGCAATTGAGAACAAATGGAGAACGCAAAACCCCCCCGTGGGTGTGTATTATTATAATAGTTCTCTGTCCACATTTTTTGGAGAATTTGAAAAGTGGGCTTGACTTTGTTAACACCTTGTGCTATACTTATAGTAACTGGAGGTGCTTATGCGCTTTGAAGACTATAAGAACCCTAAGACGATAGACAAAAAGCTAACCAAAAAAGAACAGAAGTTTGTTCAATTACTGGTTGATGACAAAGTGGATGTGGTTGTAGCCTACAAGGAAGCAGGGTATACAGGTAAATCTCCGGGTGTATTCAAACATCGTGCCAACAGAACACAAAGATACCTTTGGCCCCATATTGAAAAACGCATAGAGGAAAAAGTAAGTGAAACTGCTACAATGGCTCTAGGTGTTTTAGAACAACTACTACAATCAGATTCAGACACAGTGAGACTAAATGCCGCTAGGGATATCCTAAGTAGAGCAGGGTACGATGCTGTCCAAAAACAGGAGACAACCGTTAAAGAGGTATCTGAGCTATCAGATGAAGAGATAGATAAACAGATAGCTAAACTCGTTGAAGACAATGTGGTTAAGTTTCCTAAATGAGCAATGAAAAAACTCTAGAGCTTTTAAAAGAGAAAAAAAGGCGTGTAGAGGAAAACAGAATAAAGCTATACAAGCCCTACGAGTACCAACAAAAGTTTCACTCCGTTGGACACAGTTCGGCACAAAGAATACTCATGGCGGCTAACAGGGTGGGAAAAACATTCTGCGGAGCCGCTGAAACAAGTTACCACATGACAGGAGTATATCCTGATTGGTGGAAGGGACATAAATTTGATCATCCTGTCAGGGTTTGGGCGGCAGGTGAAAGTAACGATACCACCAGAGATATAATACAGAAAGAACTTTTTGGTAATCCACAAGACCCTACTAAGTTAGGCCAAGGAGCTTTACCCAAAAGTTTAATCGTATCTACGGTGCGTAAACCCGGAGTACCTAATGCTTTTAGTTCGGCTTTGGTCAAACACAAATCAGGAGGTAACTCTAGCATAAGTTTTAAAGCCTATGAACAAGGATTTGAAAAGTTCATGGGAGAAGCAGTAGATGTTGTCTGGCTAGACGAAGAACCTAAACAGGAAATTTTCAGTCAGTGTATAACCAGAACAGCAGACACAGCAGGTATTGTCTATATGACGTTTACCCCGGAAAAAGGGATGACTCAGGTGGTGAGTTCTTTCCTAAACGAATTAAAACCGGGACAGTCCTTGATAACAGCAACATGGGACGATGTTGAACACTTAGACGATAAGACCAAAGAACAGTTACTAGCTGTTTATAGTCCTGCTGAAAGAGACATGAGATCAAAGGGAATACCCGTATTTGGTTCAGGGTTGATATTTCCTATAGCTGAAGATGATATTATTTGCGATGATTTTGATATACCTAAACACTATCTTATTTTAGCTGGTATAGATTTTGGATATGATCATCCCACCGCAATAAGTTGGGTAGCTCTAGACCCTGATAACGATGTGATATACGTATACGATGAGTACAGGAGAAGTAAAGAAACACCTATAACACACGCTTCAGCTTTGAACTCTAGATCAAGAGGAATACCAGTTGCTTTTCCCCACGATGGATTACAACACGATAAAGGATCGGGAATACAGTTAGCACAACAATACAGAGATTTGGGAGTGTATATGCTTGCAGATCACTTTACAAATCCACCAGCAGAAGGAAAGTTAAATGGTAATAATTCAATTGAAGCTGGTATCAGCGAAATGCTACAACGTTTTGAAACAGGTAGGCTACAAATTTTTAAATCTTGTCAAGAAACCCTTGAAGAACTTAGGTTGTATCATAGAAAAAATGGGAAAGTGGTTGCAATCAAAGATGACTTAATATCAGCAATGAGATATGCCACTCTTTCCATAGAAAGGTTTGGTGAAAAAGCCACGAACAACACCACGTACAAAAAGTACAACTTTGATTCTAAAATACAATATGAAAATAGAGGTATTGTATAAATTTGTTTAGTTTAGCTATTATTTATAATTGGGAGTTACAGATGCCAAATTACAGAGGTAAAAGTTACGGTTACGATAAAGCAGGAATGAAAGATTACAAAAAGGCAGTACTTAAAAACAAAAAGAAGAAAAAAATAAAGAAAGCTTAACACATGGCAAAAATGTCTGATGACGAAATTCTTGCTATTGTTGACAGTGAAATTGAAGAAAGTTCTTCTTTCATAGATTCAGAAGTAAGTACACAACGTAAAACTGCTATTGAATATTTCTACGGTGAACCCTTTGGTAACGAAGAGGACGGACGTTCTCAAGTTGTAATTACCGATGTTCAAGACACTATAATGTGGATGATGCCTAGTTTAATGCGTATATTCACAAGTGGTAAAGACGTAGTTAGATTTGCACCTGAAGGTCCAGAGGATGTTAGAGTAGCTGAACAAGCTACTAACTATGTAAACCATGTGTTCTACAAACAGAACAAAGGTTTTGACATACTTTATAATTTCTTTTTTGATGCCTTACTACAAAAAGTAGGTATTGTAAAACACTACTGGGAAGATGTTGAAAAGACAACTACTGAATCTTACGAAAAACTAACAGAGCAAGAATTTAGTTTAATCTTAGAAGACCCTGAGTTAGAGATACTAGAACACACTGAAAATTCTAACATGATAGAAATACCTGATCCCCAGACAGGAGAGATGGTAGAAATAGAAGAAATAAAACACGATGTTACCTTTACCAGAACAAAAATAAGTGGTAAAGTTACCATAGAGAACGTACCTCCAGAAGAGTTTTTAATAAATCGTGGAGCTAAAAGTCTAGAAGATTTTAGATTTGTTTGTCATCGTTCTCATAAAACCAGATCAGAACTAATAGAAATGGGTTTTGATGAAGAGTTAGTAGAAGGTTTATCTGGTTCTGATTCTAATGCGGATGGTATAACCACAAGTCAAGAATACATGGCACGACACGCTTACGACAGTACAAATGTTCTAAGCACAGGGTCAGTATCTAAATCAGAAGACACCGTAGAGGTGTTTGAATCTTATGTTAAGATGGATATGGAACAATCAGGAGTAGGGGTACTCTATAAGATAATACACTCTGGTAATGAAGTTTTAGAGGTAGACCCGGTAGATACCATTCCCTTTAGTTCTATTTGTCCTATACCTATTCCCCATAAGTTCTATGGCTTGTCAGTGGCAGAAACTGTACAAGACATACAGTTAGTTAGAAGTACTCTAACCCGTAACTTGCTAGACAATATGTACCTTGCTAACAACGGACGGTTTCAAGTTGTAGAGGGACAAGTCAACATAGATGATCTGTTGACTAATCGTCCCGGTGGTATTGTTCGCACCAGATCACCTAATGCTTTGCAACCTATACAGACACCTGCCTTACAGCAATACAGCTTTGAAATGCTGGACTATTGGGAAAAGTTAAAGTCAGGACGAACAGGGGTAAATCCAGCTACACAAGGACTACCTGCTGATATCTTAAAATCGCACGTAACTCAAGGTGCTGTTCAAGGTGCTTTAAGCAATGCACAAGGGAGAGTAGAACTAATTGCCAGAATATTTGCTGACACGGGTGTTCGCAGTCTGTTCAAGAGTATTTATAATTTAATACAAAGATACGAAGATGGTAAAAAAGTATTACGTTTAAACAACGACTATTACGAGGTTGATCCTTCAAGTTGGAAAGAAGACTTAGATGTAAACATTGAAGTCGGCTTAGGTTACGGAGATCAAGATGTTAGGCTTAATAATTTATCTAGTTACGCAGGTCTTGTAGAGAAAATAGCTCAACAGACGGACAATATAGTTTCACCAGAAAATATATATAATTTAGCCAAAGAAATTGGTACAGAGATGGGGATCAAAGATACTGATCAATATATAAGCCCACCTCAACCAGTAGAGCCACCTCCTCCAACAGCGCAGGAACAACTTGCACAGGCACAAGCTCAAGCACTAGTGATGGAAGCAGAGACTTCTAGGATGGAAGCGGAAGTTAAGCAAAATGAGTTACAGATAAAAGCAGGTAAGCTTGAACTTGAAAGATTAGAATTAGAAAATAACATTAACCTAAAGAAAGAAGAGATCAAGTTAAAAGGAGTAGAACTTGGGTATGAGATGTCTTCTAACAGAAACGTAAAGGCTTAGAAAAATGGCAAGACAAAATAATTTTATGACAATACACTCTAGTGAAAACCTATCGGCAACTACGTCTTCAGGGGCATCTAGATCAGCGGCAACACCAATAGGAATAAACTATGTAAGGATATCTTCTTCAGCTTTAGCTTATGTTAAGTTAGATAGTGCCGCTCCAACTGCAACGGTAGCTTCTGGAATAGCAGTTAACGTGGGAGAACCTATCACAGTTGTTATTAAAGAGGGTTTTAAAGTTGCATCTATAACAGCATCAGGAACAGCTACGGTCAATATAACTTGGCTAGAAGGCTAGGGGAGGATTAATTGGCTACTAATAAAAAAATAACGGAGTTAACAGAGTTATCCGAAGTTAATTTAGCGGCTGATGATGTTCTAGCTATTGTTGATATAAGCGAAGGTACAACGCACAAAATACGTAAAGACACTCTTGCATCTGCTTTGTCAGGTGTGGCTACTATAACAGCTACAAGTCCAGTTGCTAGGGATAGTGCCACAGGTTCAGTTACAATTAGTTTAGACACTGTTCCAGTTAGTAAAGGTGGTACAGGTGCTACTTCCCTTACAGACGGTGGGGTTCTTTTAGGTTCTGGAACAAGTGCTGTAACTGCTATGGGTGTGTTAGCTGACGGTGAGATGATTGTAGGAGATGGTACTACAGACCCGGTAGCTGAGAGTGGAGCTACATTACGTACAAGCATAGGGGTAGGTACAGGAGACAGTCCACAATTTACAGCCGTTAACATAGGTGCGGCTAGTGACACTACAGTTTCTAGAGCAAGTGCAGGTGACATTAATGTTGAGGGTAATCTTGTTTATAGAGCAGGTGGTACAGATGTACCCGTAGCTGATGGTGGTACAGGAGCATCTAGCTTAACAGACGGTGGAGTTTTGCTAGGATCAGGCACAGGAGCTATTACAGCAATGGCTGTATTAGGTGACGGTGAAATGATCGTTGGTGATGGTACAACTGATCCAGTAGCAGAAAGTGGAGCTACTTTAAGAACATCTATAGGTCTTGGTTCAATGGCTGTGGTTAACACTAACGCAGTACCAGCACAAACCTTAGCAGGTGCTATCACAGGTGCAGATCAAACTGTTTCAGCAATTAATCTTAAAGATTATGGGGAAGTCACTCAGGCGTTAGGTTCTGCCGGGGGAACTAGGGCAGTTAATCTAAACAATGGAAACTCTGTGACTGCAACTGTTGCAACCAGTGCTAATACTTTTACCTTTTCAAACCCAACGGCATCTGACGAGTTATGTGGATTTACCCTAGAACTTACCAACGGTGGATCGCAGACGGTAAACTGGCCAGCGTCAGTTGATTGGGCTGGAGCGTCAGCACCAACGCTAACGACTAGCGGAGTTGATTACTTAGTCTTTTGGACGGTCAATGGTGGTACAAAATGGTATGGCGGTCTTGTCGGAAACGCATTTGCTTAGGGAAGTTCAATAATTGACTAATTTTAGAAATGCAATGATGGTAGCGGCACAGACTGCGGCTGGCTCTGTAGTATCAGTAGACAAATCGGCATTATTTGATGCTGGTGCATCCAGTGACGGATTATCGTATACTACAGACAGTTCTGGCTTCAATCAAAAAACATTTACATTGTCAACTTGGTTTTATCTTGGAAAAGACATTAGATCAATTGGTGGTGTTGGATGGCCTTTGTTTTCTGCCGATCATGGCAGTGCAAACAGTGAAACTACTTGGTGGAAAGTACGAATAAACACAAGTGGTCAACTGGTCATTTCTAACTGGAATGATGTTATTACGACACAAGTATTTAGAGATATTGGCTGGTATCACCTTGTTATAGGAGCTAATACGACACAGAGTACAGCATCTGATCGATACAAAGTTTGGGTAAATGGAGTAAGAGTCACCGCTTTTGGAACAACAAACTATCCCTCACAAAATATTGATCTAGCTTGGGGCGAAGCTAGTGAAGACCACTGGATTGGAAACTATGACGGAAGTGCATATGCTTACAACGGATATCTGGCAGAGACCGTATTTAAATCAGGAAGTCAGCTTGATGCTGATTCATTCGGAACCTATGATACATCTGGACTTTATTGGACACCAAAATCAAGTGATGATATAAAAGATTTATCACCAACTTTTTATCTATCAAATGCGACTGATCTTTCATCAAACATGACTACGTTTGTTGATAGTGGCCCAACTGGTCATACAATAACTACTGGTGGAAATACTACACATTCACCGTTAGGTCATAAGGTACAAAACTCTGTTATTTATTTAGATGGCACAACTGACTACATATCAGTAGCACCATCAGGACACGCAGATTTTACACTTGGGACAGGTGACTTCTGTATTGAAGGGTGGTTCAATCGGATAGCATTAAGCGGAACATCTAACTATTCGTATATATTTGATTTCAGATATTCGGGTAATGATGCTGGTCGTCCAGCCTGTTACATGGATGGTAGTAACAATATTTACTATGACATAGGTAGTAGTAATAAAATTACTTCTACCACTGATCCATCATTAGGGGCATGGTTTCACCTAGCCATAGCAAGAAACTCTGGTACGACAACAATGTATCTCAACGGCACATCAGTTGGGAGTTTCTCAGACAGCACCGACTATTTAGTTGGTCGTCCTTGGTTTTTTGAATATCCACAAAGTAATGCATATTGCTTTAATGGGTATGCAACAGAACTCCGTATCTCTAAAGGAGCCGCACGGTATACAGGAAACTTCACGCCATCAACCTCTGCTTTTGCTAGTGATAGTGATACATCTTTGTTGGTTCACAGTAACAAAGATTTTGGTGTAGCAAACGATGATACTGGAAACGGATATAATTTTGTCAACACAGGAGCGATTGGCAGTAGCTCTCATAGCCCAACAAATTCTTATGCGGTTCAAAACCCTTTAACAATTACGAATACTTATCCACCAGTTTTATCAAACGGGAATTTAAAACAGTTAGGTAATTCGGGAGGAAGTTGGGCATCAGGAGTTTTAGCGACATTACCCTGTGATGGCGGTGGCAAATTTTACTGGGAAGCAAAGTGTTTAGGGCTACATGGCACGAGTTCATATATTGGTTTGGGTGTGGCACCAATGGACTTGCCTAGAGTAGATCATACTGATAGTTCTGGAAATTTTGTTAATCCCGGAAATACTGGTTATCAAGGTGGAAGTATCCTTTTTAATGGAGCAAGCTACACGAATTTACGATCAAATAACCAATCTCAAGATGACAACATTAATTCTTCATTAACAATAGCCACAAATGATTTTATGCAGATAGCATTTGATAGTTCAAACGGTAAGTTATGGTATGGGAAAAACAATAGTTGGTACAATTCGGGCAATCCTGCAACAGGTGCTAATCCATCTTCAACTCTGACAGCAACGGATAAAACGTGGTTTCCTTGGTTTGGAACTTATACTAATTCTGACATCTGGCAAATTAACTATGGTGCAAGTGCTTTTCAGTATACTCCACCAACAGGCTTTAACAAAGTAAATACAACTCAAATAGCCGAAGATACAACTCGTACTGCATCTGACACAACTAAATATTTTGAAACAACTTTGTATGAAGGAACAGGATCAGAGCAAAATGTCGTTTCAGACACAACTACATATACCAGTGCTTTCGCTTGGATAAAAAATAGAGATGCTAATGATCCTTATATGATGTTTGATCGGGTTCGTGGCGCAACGAAGGATTTACATTCGGATCAAAATTACGCTGAAGTTACAAATGCACAAACCGTAAAAGCTTTTATTGGAGGTGGGGTTACACTTGGAACAGATGCTGAAGTAAACACCAGTAATGAATCCTTTGCGCTGTGGAACTGGATGATCGGCACATCAGGTAGCGGATCATCTAATGAAGATGGAAGTATTAATACAACAGCAACACTCGTGGACACCACCCTTGGCCTAAGTATATCCAAATATACTGGCACGGGTAGTACGGCAACGGTCGGGCATGGACTTGGCGTAGCACCAACTATGATGTTTATAAAAAATCTTGGCACAACAGATTCATGGGCAGTCTATTACG